GATAATGAACCGTTTATATGAATCCATTGGATTGGGATTAATATTAGGTGCAATTCACGGACTGCTTCAACCTGTTGGGGCAGTTCCTGTTGTGCCTAATTTTAGTCAAGGTTCAATGACAAGTACAACGGAAACAAAGACAAAAGTAACGGAAGTAATAAATTCTATAAATTATAATACAGGATACCAATATAGTGTGACAGGCACAGGAGTGGAGATGGACGGTTCCAGTATATCACCAGGAACTACTTCTTCATCAACGACTATCGATGGGGTGACTTCGACATGGACCAATCTAGATTTAAACAATCGACCAAACTGGAAACAAACGACTCCAGGTGCGGCATTTCAGTTTACAGAAACTTATCAGGGCGCAGGAATAAGCAATCAGACAATCATAGAAAGAACAACAGAATTAGAAAGCGTCACGACAACTACAAGTATCTTTACGCAGTAATTGCATTACTATTTGCATCACCAGTTAACGCGGAAACTGTTGGTGGAGTATCAGCAACTGCATCTCCAGTAGCTAATAGTTCAGGTTCGGTGACAAATCAGGCAATCCAGGTTTTACAAGGCCCATATATCACTAATACTTATGGGGGAGGGATCAGTTGTCAGGGTCCTACTATGAATTTTACCCCTTATGTGACGGGTGCAGTATCAGCACAAAAACCATATGAAGGATATTATGATGATCCAGTTTATGATATGACTGATAACTTTGGTGCATTCGATGAGAATGGATTACCTATAGGTGATGGTAGATTAGATAATCCAGGTGATGTTCAATTTTACCGGCCGGTAAGAACAGGACAAAAAGATAACTATAACTTAAGTGTTGGATTCTCTGCAACATGGTCCAAACCCCTAGATAAAAAGTTACAAGAACAGTGTAAAGAAGCAGCAGCAACACAAATTGCCTTACAAAAACAATTAACTGCCAATAAAAGATTAGATTTTGAGATTGCCAGACTTAAAAACTGTGGTGAACTCAAAAAGCAAGGAATCTATTTCCACCCAAAATCACCATACTATTCAGTATGTGCTGATGTAATCGTTACAAATCCTGGTGGAGTTATTCCTCCTCATAAACATAATATCCCGGCACCAACATCAAGGAAGGCAGAAGATCTTGGTGGCCCTATGTCACTTACCCCTTAACTTTCTTGCTGTTCTGTATGCTTCAGTAAGTTCTCTTTGCATCTCTCGTCTTTCCTCGACACTATAAACTTGCGGAACTCTACCAAGTTTTTCATGTATCTTTTTGATTAATTTCTTAACTACGGGTTTAATTATCTTCAACAAGAAATCAGCAACTGGTCTGGCAAGTAATGCACTAGTTGCCGCGGCAGCAGCAATCACAGTCGTAGACACAACTGCCTGTGCAGGTGGTAGGTATTCTATAATATCAAAACTATCTTCCTCTAAAGGAACTTCTTCGATAGTTTCTTTAACTGCAGGAACTTTTGATTTTTCTGGAACTAACTTCTTAGTATCAGGAAGTTTAAAATCAGTCTCTGGTGGTTTATATGGAGGTACTTTTGATTCTGGTGTTTTAATATTTCGGTCAGGTTCGTAGTTTATAGGATTAAATGACGGTATGTGCCCATCACAAAAAATCAATGTTCCGTTAGGATCATCATTTATGAGTGCAGTATTTTTCGGGTTCTTTTCTTGATGTGCCTCAACGCAACCAGGCATATCCACAATAGGAAATCCCAACTGCACTGTAACTGGAACAGCAGTAGGTATTGATTGTGGAGGTGTTATTAAATAATCAGGAATCTCTGGTATTGAGAGAGATCTAATATTAATTTCAGGAATTTCCTGCATCAGTCATTCTTAAACAAACCTGCCAAACCACTAAAAAGATGATAGAAAATAATGTAAAGAAAGAATCTATTATCACTATTATTCTTTCGTGTTTTTGCACGATACTTAGAATTATTTTTTTTCAAAAGTCCAGATACTGACATACTACAAACTCTAATTATTCTTTATTATTTAACAATATTAAGGCAATTCTCAGAAAGGAACTGCTCCCCCAGTCATAGAAGGTGTTGATTCGGGAACAATTCCTCCTGTAGCACCGGGAAGTTCTGGCATAGCAGAATCAATCAAACCAGGAAGTGCTTGTGTGATTGCTTCCGTAGCAGCCTTAGTAACTCCCTTCTTTGCGTTTTCAATCATTGCATCCTTGTTAAGATACACATAAGTACCACCACCGACAACGGCAGCAGATACAGCAAAAGACGCAAGTGCAAGGACATTGATTAGTGTTTGCATTAGATTAACGTACCTTTGGTACGACGAATTTCTTTGAGTTCTTCGAAGTTCTTATTCTTTGTCCCCCCATCGTATTCCCAAGCATATCCTTCTTCAATCATCTGTTCATTCAATGAGAGTTCATCTGTCCCAATATAAAGCCAACCAAGAAGACGACCATACTTACCCATACCACCCACCAGTTCAGTTCTGATAACCAAGTCATCTTCTCCATCGATAGCACCTTCTAGTTTTTCTTTCATCCAGTTGGTGGCATCAAGACCTAACGCCTTCTCTTCAAGATCACGGGTTCTCTTTTCCGGTGTATCAACTCCTGCAACTCTAACTCTTTCTTTCTTGTATAGATCAAACCCGAGATCAATAGTAACGTCAATAGTATCGCCATCGACAACACGATTAATCTCTATCACTCGAAAGTTGTAACAGGATTTCCTGCTCGGTGGTGACATTGCTCCCATAATTGATCTCCTCAGTTAATGCACTGATTTCAGTAACGTACGATGATTTAATCAATTGCAAAGGACATGGTTCTTCACTCATACCTTCTTCAACAAATGCCTTTGCAGGTTGTGCATCAGCAGCAATAGCAATTCCTATAACAGTAATAGCAGCAGAAATAACAGCAGCAGCACCACCAACCCAACGTTCTAATTTGCGGACACGTTGACGAAGTTCTTCTGCTAGTGCATCAGTATCATCAATTTTGTGTTTCAGGAGTGCTATCTCCTGATCCTGATCCGCGTCCTTCTGGTTGATTTGATCCGGCATCGTTCAGTTCTGCGAAGGCCATATTCATAATAGTATATATGTAATAAGTAACGCCAAAAAGAAGTAGTAACATACAAATTACAATACTCCAAGTTACATCCGTAACATCATTCAGTGGTCTCAGCAATAAATTCATCACAACCCTCCGTCATTGATGTGGCAAGTTCTCCACCAATTTCTGCACCTTTATCCTGTCCAAACATTGCTACCCAACCAGCAGCAACCCATCCTATATATGGAATTCCTGTTAAAAAGGATGCGGCACCTGTTCCGATACTAGCACCGACTATCCTTCCGGTTTGCTCCCCACCACCTGCCGCCTTGATACACTCTTCTCTTTTTGCACTCCACTTTCCCATAGAACCTCCTCCCGTATTCGGAGAACCGTTCATTGTATATTGTTGAAAAGTTTCCATCTCTGTATTACCACCAATCCCTAAGAACCCACCATTCTTTTTAATATTCTTTGTAGTCGTCAATACCTTCGGATCATTTGCCTTATACTCAATTACATATCCATGCTTTCCGGCACGGATAACATAAGAACTATAATCACCCAAAGGCAGATCAATTTGAGGCATCTGAGTTCGACTCATCAGATGCCCAATAACACCAAGATGTGCAACTCCAAACAGTGTTCCCACTGAAAGGAGAATCCACTTAAATGGTCGGTTTGACTGGGGGTTCTCCATCTTGTCCTTGGATTTTGATTGGAGCTTGCTCGATTCTGATTGTCTGAGCAGGGGCAGTTTGGGCAGCTGCATCGATCAACTTCTGTAAATCTGCTTTGCTTATACTACCACCAGTGGCAGCAGAACCATTAGATCCATTTTTCTTTGCAGTCTGGACGCCGAACGTCGCTAAAACGCCTGTAAAAACTGAGGCGATGAAAGTTGGATCAAGTTTCTGTTCTGGAATACCAAGAGCAGGTGGGAGTTTAATATACGCTAGAGTAAGAATACCACCAGACCATACTAAAATTCCTAGTCGTACAAACGTTGAAAGAATCGCAAGTTGTTCGTCTGCGTCGTCAACCTTTTCTTTAAGTTTGCCAAGAGGACCTTTCTTTTTAGGTTCCTCTTTTTTGACTTCTTCTGGCATCTACAGCAAGCATGGCTCTGCTATTTATGATTGAAGAAGGTCTACAGTGATGTTTGTATGTTCCAGTTGATTAAATCTTTGACAGAGAACAGAACTTGATTCATGTTCCCATTTACGATATGAATCTTTTAAGATTTCAGTATAATTAGTTCCATCGTTCTGTCTCATTTCATCAGCAACGATTTTCTTAATTAATAGATCTCTTGTTAAGTTAGTCATACTAGAGGTTTAATATCCAACAAAGAGTTCCCAATTATAGCATGAAGAGGAATCTCACAGAACTCTTCTTGGCTGGTTTTCCTGTGTAGGATTCTATTATTTAGTTCCTTGGTTGTCTAGGATATTGATCTTCAGGAAAATAAAGATCATATGGAAGACTATAATGACCCATATTCATATAGTAACAATCAAGAGTTCTGAGTTCTTCAAGTTCTGTTTTGTTCTCCTTATAGACACTAAATTCCATAATACTTTGGCACTTTTGAACCACAGAGGTAGGAACCTCTACAAGTTTTTTAGTGATAGGACTTGTGATAAAAACAGGTGCCAGCGCGGCAATCAAAAAATTCATTTAATAAAACCTTCCTTTACAAGATACTTACGTGTGAGTGGAGTTGGTTCATAGACCTCCCACATAGGACCAGCAGCACATACTTCTAGTGCCTTCATTGTCATACCCTCAGTACGTCCTGCCCAAGATGCTTCTTTCTCCCAAGGCCAAGCATGTTTGGGATAGGTTCGTTCGACCATTACCTGATAGATCATTGGAACTTCATATTCAGGTTTGATGATAGCAATCATACTATTATCAATCGTTCCTGCCATACAATCCTGTGCAGCGTGCCATCCTTCATGACGCATGACGGACATCAGCATTGTTGGACTATTCATAAAGTCTTTATTTAAAAAGAAGTTATTACCAACCGTATGATAAACACCACGATGCTGAGCAGGGAAATACTTCTCTGGTGCTAGAAACACCTTAACTCCGATCTTGTTAAGAGCAGAGAGCATTCTGTCGAACTCATCAGTAACGAAATCAAAATCAGACTGATTGGTATACTCACCAGAAATATCCACAATACTGTTAACTTCTTTGACTCCATCGGTACAATCCCGGACTAACATACATCCCATGGAATCCATTGTATTGTAACCCTTGATGATTTTAGAGTCATCGGCAAATGCCGGTGTGGATAATGATGCTGCTGCCAACACACTCATAATAATCTTTTTCATGCGTAATATGCCTCATAATATTTTATGATTCCAAAGGTAGTTATATTACCTTTAGATACCCAATCCTCAGCACACTGATAAATTGATTGATTGGTGTACTTGGGTGATACTCCATCCATCTGATGCCCATACTTCGTGAGCAAACATTTGAGTGCTTGAGCACGAAGTTCACGATACTTCTCTTCTTGTAATTCTTTGTCAGTCATAGGAATTGCCCCATACCAGTGCCAGAGTTCCAACCACCAGGTCCTTCATGAAAGTTCTCAGAACCACCTTGAGTTTCTGCTACTGTATTCCAACTCTTAGTTGCAATCTCATACATTTTTTGATGAATGTCTTCGGGTTCTTTGGTTGTCTCTTTACGTTGTTGGTCCTCTCGTTTTTTCATTTCAAATTCCATTTCCATGTAATCACGTTGCTTTTCAGTATACTCCGGAACGGGACCAAACCAAGGGTCTTCTTGCAAGTAAGCAGGAGCAGGAACTCCAGTATAAGGTTCTGACTTGATTCCTTTATAAGGACTATATCCATGACTAAACTGTCCTGGACCAACAGTACATACAGGATCTTCAAGTTTATCAACTACAGGAGCAACTGGTTCTTTCTTAATAAGAACATCAACTGCTTTTTGTATTATTTTAGATAATCTGCCCATGTTAGTTCCAGATAAGTTTGTTTAAGTAATTATAAGCATAACGAGTTCTATTTCCATGAATACCCCATCCTAACCAATAATAAGCAGAATTCATATACTGATCAATAGTTTCACCTCGTCCTTGAAAACTTGGAAGAACTGTTTGAAATTGATTTTCATTAATCATATAATGAACCTGACCTTCTAGACTACTAGGATCACAATCATACTTCTTACAGAAAGAACCAAGTCCAAGATATCTTGCTTTAGTAGTCCACTGAATCAAACCATATCCGCCACGATAGCAATGCTGATAAGGAACACGAGCACCACCTTCACATATGTTGGGTTTGAACATAGACTCTTGCCGAATGTTTCCCATAATCGTAGCAAGAGCATACTTATCATTAATGTTTACTTTCTCCTGCAACGTTGCAAGAACATACTTCTCCTCAGTAGTACATCCAGGACATTTCCAAGTCTTCTGGATTACTACTGCTGGAGGTTCTTCAACAGCAGGAGGAACTGAAGGTTGAAAAAATCCCAGCAACCCACTTATCAACAAAGGATTAATCATTTTCTCCAAGATATTCGAGTGAATAAATTTCATGATCCTCAACGTTAGGGTCCAACCATTCGGCAAACTCTGACTGAATAGCATGAGCATTCTCAACTGACTCTAACACATCATACGTTTTCATATCGCAGAGAGTGTGCATTCTGTCAACTGCCCAGTCATGTGTCACTGTCAGTGTTTCTTCTAAAGTTACCATAGTCCTTTCGCATGTAGCGTCCGAGAATATTGCTATTATAGTACGCAGGATCCCCATTGTCAAGAGCCTCAGATAAGACATTATTTAAGAACAGTTGTTTCGTTTCTTCGAAGTTACAAGTTCCTTTTGTTTTGTGTAAAGAAAGAATCTCTCTCTTAAAAAAAACTTTATTGGAAATCTTTTTAATATCTTCTTTTAACTCAGGACAAGAACCATAATACTTTTTCCAATCAGATTCTTGTTTTACTTTTCGTTTCTTTCCTGGTGGTG